TAGGAGAACACACACATTATGTATGGTAAGAAGAAAAAGAAAAAAATGTCTGGCAAAAGGCGTGGTGGCAGGAGATAGCTAATGGCTGAATGGCGAGGAATGAAGGTTAAGCTAAATAGCCCTAGTGCTATTAGGAAAGGCGAACCTGGCTATGGGCGTAAAGCCAAAAAAGTTTTTGTTATGTCCAATGGGAAAGTTAAGAAGGTAATGTTTGGTGATCCTAATATGCCTGTTCGTAAAAACAATCCTAAAGCAAGAGCTTCATTCCGAGCCAGGCATAAATGTTCTACTGCAAAAGATAAAACTACTGCTCGTTACTGGGCGTGTAGGGATTGGTAAAGGAGAGATATGCCAAAAGGTAAAAAAGGTTATTCTAAAAAACAAATGAAGATTGCACGAGTTGCACCACCTAGAAATAAAATTACTGCTGCTGATTTTAAAAAGTTGAGAAAAAAATAATGGGAGCAGGAACAAAACATTATTTTAAGAGTGGCAAAGAGTACAAAGGTAAAGTACACAAAATGAATGGACAGATACACACAGGTGCAAAACATTCGAGTGCATCTAAAGTTGTTGTACACTATGGTGGCTTGTCTAAGACAGCAAAAGCTAAAGCAAGAAAGAGTTGGAAATAATGGCAAAGAAAAAACAAGTATGGGATAAAAAAAGACCTAAGTCATTAGGTAAACCTAAAAAATTAACTGATGCTCAAAAAAAGAAAGCTAAAGCTAGAGCAAAAAAAGCAGGTAGAAAATACCCTAACTTAGTTGATAATATGTGGGCATCTAACCAATAGTAAATAATGGCAGAACGAAAGACCTGTGCTAATCCAGGTTGTGAAAGAAAGTTCACAGCTAAACATAACAATAAAAAATATTGTACTGTTCAATGCAGTCGTAAAGCACAGCACAAGAGAAGTAAAGCTAAAAAACAAAAAGTATTTACTTCACAGATGACTGCTACTCGTGGTGAGTATTACGAAGATTATGTTAAGAATTTTGCACCAGAAGTACAAGAAGGTCTGATACAAAAACAAGTAGTCGCAGAATTAATTGGTGTAGATAAATCTCTTATCACAAAAATGCACGAAGCGTATCTTATTGACAAAGATAATTTAGAAAAACAAAAAGATTGGACAACACCTGAAGAAGCAATAAAAGCATTAGAAAAGTTTGAGGATTTTAGAAATAGATACTTTCAGACAGAAACAGGTGAGATATACGAAACAGCAGACTTTCACAAAAAATGGATAGCTAGTATTTTAAAAGCTATTGATGAAGGTGGCGAACAAATGATACTTAGTCCACCACGACACGGCAAAACAGACTTGCTTACACACTTTGCTGTATGGCAGATTTGTAAAAATCCTAATGTAAGAATTATGTGGGTTGGTGGTAACGAGGAGATAGCAAAGAATGCTGTAGGTGCTGTAGTAGATCACTTAGAACATAACGAAAAACTTATAGAAGATTTCTGTGGACCAGGACAAACATTTAAACCTAAGAACAGGTCAGGTAAGTCTTGGACATCAGGACAGTTTACTATTGCTACTAGAACTGTTACAGGTATTAAATCACCAACAATGGTTGCTGTAGGTAAAGGTGGCAAGATTCTATCAAGAGATTGCGACTTGATTATTGCTGATGACATTGAGGATCACGGCACAACAATACAACCTAGTGCTAGAGAACAAACTAGACAATGGTGGACAACAACTCTTTCATCTCGTAAAGAGGAACATACAGCTATTGTTGTCATAGGTTCAAGACAGCACCCAGAAGATTTATATAACTTCTTACTAGAAAACCCACAAATGGAAAAGATAGTAGAAGAAGCACATAGCACAGAATGTGTACTTCCTGAAAACGATTTAGAAATACATACAGATTGTATGCTATGGGCAAGTAAAAGAAGTTACAAATGGTTGTTATCACGATTACAAGCTGCTGAAACTACAGGTGGTAAAGCAATATTTGAGATGGTATATCTTAACAAAGCATTTGCAGAAGGTATAGCTATGTTTGATGTAGAGGAAGTAGATTTGTGTAGAGATGTCAATAGAACTGTAGGACATATTCCAGCAGGTTGTCATTTAGTAGCAGGATTAGACCCTGCATCAACAGGTTATCAAGCTGCGTTTTTATGGGCTGTTAATACTGAAACAGGCAAAATGTATATGGTAGATATAGAGAACGAACAGGGTGGTGGGATTATACAGGCAAAAGAAACAATTAAAAGATGGTATGAGAAATATAATCTTGCACATTGGGTTATAGAGGAGAATGGTTTTCAGAGAGCAATCAGACAAGACAAAGATTTAAAAGAGTATTGTGCAAGAATGGGTATTTATTTAGAAGGACATCAGACACAGAAAAACAAATTTGATCCTATCTTTGGCGTTGGAAGTATGAGAGAATTGTTTAAAGAAGAACTAATTTCTTTGCCTTATGGTAGTGCAGAAAGCGAAACTAAGAGTAATATATATCGTAGGCAACTAATTTATTTTTCTACAGGTGCTAGTAAGCAATCTGGCAGAAACAACAAAAGTGATGTTGTTATGGCAAGTTGGTTTCCTATGCGTGTAATCAGAAGATTACAGAAGGAAAGACTAGCTGAAGTAGGATTAGATTATAAACCTAGTTTTGGAGAATGGAATTTAACTGATATGAACGAAAGCCCTTGGGGATAATGACACCAGAAGAAATACAATATCAAATTACGCAGTTACACTTTGACAATCAAAGTGCATATTCTACTAGAGGTCGTATTCGTGCAATTATGAATGGTGGACCTGATGGTTTACTTGCATTACTAGGCGACCAAATAAAAGGTTTCCAAGATTTCCAAATACCTGTACCTAACTTAATGATGTCAGGTTTGGAGCATTTATCACAAAAGATAGGTCGTATTCCAAATCTAAAAGTAGATGTACCTAACAATAAAGATTCTGATAGAGCTAGAGCTAAAGCAGATAAGATAGCTCGTATTGTAACTTCGTATGATGACACACAGAAACTAGATTTACAAATGCCACAAGTAGGTAGATGGCTACCTGGTTATGGTTTTGCAGTATGGGTAATTAGAGAAAAAAAAGGACCTGATGGTACGCCATATCCTTGTGCTGAACTTCGTGATCCTTATAATTGTTTTCCTGGTTACTTTGGTGCAGATCAACAACCAAAAGAAATGGCGATTATTCGTAGAGTTCCAAAAGAAGCATTAACTAAAACATATCCACAAGCTGCTGACAAGATAAATAGCAAAGACTTTTATCAAGTTAATACACTAGGTGTAGGTAATGTTTATGGTTCTGCTTACACAGATTCATACAATGGTTCTTGGGCAAACTCAAATGGCGAAGGTGATTTGATTGCAGAGTATTACAACGAAGAAGGTACATACATATTCCATATGACCTCTGCAACTATTCTTGACTTCATACCTAATCCACTAGATAGTGGACCTGCATTTGTTGTTGCAAAGAAATTTGCTTTTGACAGATTGCAAGGACAGTATGACCAAATCATAGGACTTATGGCTTCTATGGCAAAGATTAATGTGATGTCAATAATAGCTATGGAAGATGCAGTATTTACAGAAACAAACATATCTGGTGAAATAGAATCAGGACAGTATCGTAAAGGTAGGTTCGCTGTAAACTATTTAGCTCCAGGTACACAAGTAAGTAAACCTGCATCTAATGTTCCTTATCAAATATTTCAACAAATAGACAGAATAGAAAGACAACTTCGTGTAGGTGGTTCTTATCCTGTATCTGATGATTCACAATCTCCACTTAGTTTTGCAACAGGTAGAGGATTAGAAGAACTAGGTGCATCTATGTCATTGATGATTAGAGAATATCATACAGTTATGGCAGATGCTATAGAGATGATTGACAGCAAAAGATTAGAGTGGGATCAAAAAATGTATGGTGGTAAGTCAAAAGATTTATCAGGTTATTACAACAATCAATTTTTTAGTGAAAAGTATGACCCAAGTGTAGATATACAAGGTGCATACAAAACACGCAGAGTGTATGGTGCTATGGCTGGGTATGATGAGCCACAAAAGATAGTAACAGGGCTGCAACTACTACAGGCAGGTATCATAGACACACAGACACTACAAGAAAACCTAGATGGGTTAGATAACCTTACAACTGTAAACAGCAGAATAACAAAAGAAAAAGCAGAGAAAGTATTGTTTGATTCTTTGTTAGCACAGGCACAACAAGGTGATCCTAAAGCTACTATGGCTGTTATACAGATAAGAAAAAAACCTGATGATATGCAAAGTATTTTAGATAAATTTTATACAGCAGAACAACCTGAAATACCACAAGCAGAACAAGATTTGCTTGGGGGTGCGACCTTACCACCACAAGGTCCACCACCAGGCATAGCACAATTACTACAAGGTTTAGGTGGATAATGTCATTTAACAGAGATTTTGCAGATATAGTACACAACTCACTTGGTGATGTTGATGAAATGGGAGATGATATATTAATGGAAGAACATACATTTTCTCCAAGAATGTACAGAGATGAAATGCCACCAATGGTATTTCCTTTTGGCTATATGATTATAAGTTCTACATTTATGTTTTATGATGATGATGAGGAGCAAAATGGCAACGAGGAGTTCTAGTAATAAAGGTACTGACAGGAGAGCATTGAATGTTCCACCACCAGCAAGAAATACACAAGATAATACACAAGCTGTTAGAAGAATACCTGGTATGCCTTATGGTGAACAACAAGAATTAACACAACAGCAACAAGCTGCACCATTACCAAAAGCTACAACACCACAGGCACAATCTGTTGCACCAAGGCGACCAATGCCACAAATGGATATATTTGCAGAAACACAAAGACCATCAGAACCTGTAACAGCAGGACTACCTTTTGGTCCAGGAGTAGGTCCTACTGAACCTATTGCAGATGATCCTGATATGTTACTTCGTGCAATATATTCTGTTTATCCAGACCCATTATTGTTAAGATTGTTGAGAAAATAAAGTGTATGTTATATCCAGAAAATCCTAACTTTGAAGATGAGTTTGAAGCAGAAATAAAAACTAAAGACCAAAGATTTAAAGAATTAAAATCACAGTTATCAGAAAATGATAATTTTAAAGCAAGATTAGCTAACAAAAATTTACAAATAGCTCCTTATATTCCTAGCACAATACCTGCTGGTATGGGTTTATTAGGTCAAGACATAGAAGATGTTGACCCTGCTGTTCTGAAAGCAGTTGCTTTGCAAGTACAAAATCAAGATAAAGATTTGTGGGATAACATTACAGACAAATTCAAAGGAGTAGCAAGAGGAACTTTTGCAGCTTTTGATGCAGGTTTAGATTTTGTTAAAGGACAGTTGTTAGGTAGATTTCCTGTAGAGATTGGTCAGAGATATTCTGATAAGATAGCAGAAGGAAAATCAAGAACAGAAGCATTAGGAGAAGTATTTGATGAGTTTGATGATATAAGAAAAAAAGTAGGAGATACTGCTTTTACTATGGCAATTCGTGAAGCTACTAGAGGTAGAGAAGTAAACTTAGGTGAAGGTATTATTCCACAATCTACACCAATTAATGAAACAGATGAATACAAAGAATTAGTAAAAAGAGGTGTTGCACCTGAAAAAGCATTAGAACTTGCAGAACAAATAGTTGGTAAACCAATTACTGATATAGCAAGACAACAAGCTATTAGTGGTGTTCAGTTCAGAGGAGAAACTAGAGCAGGACTAGAACAAGCAGGTTACACGCCTGAAGTTACTTTAGGAAGATTATTTGCAGAACCATTAGTCGCTATGGATGTAATAGAACCAGGTACTAAAGGATATAGAAATATGTCTGGTTCTGTAGATTTTGTAGGAACACTTGCTTTAGACCCTGCTAACTGGTTATTGTTTGGTGCAGGAGCAGCAGCAAAAGGTGCTAAAACAATTAAGTATGTATCAGAAGCACAGAAAGCACAAAGCATAGCAGGAAAAGCAAGAACATTTGTAGTAAGTGCTGATGGAGTAGCTAATGTTCAACAATTAGGTGCAGTTAAAGGTGGTATTAGAAAAACAATATTAGAGAGGTTTCCTAGACTAGGTGGTTTTAGTGTAGAAGGTTTTTTACAAAGTAAAAAAGGAGATGACTTATTAAATTTCTTATCACAAAGTAATGATATAAATGCACCTGCTGGAAACATAGATGTATTAAGTTCATTATTACAAACAGATGATTACGCAACATTAGGTAAAATATCTAGGTCTGCAAACAAAGATGAAATGTATGGTTTGTTAAATGATTTTTTTAGTGGAAGGGTAGGAGAAAAATTACCAATACAAACTAAATTATTTGACAGTTATAAATTAGGTAGAGGTCCTAATAGAGTAAGTCAAATGTTTAACAAACTAATAGATGCACCTGAAGATTTAAAACAATTTGGTAGAGGACCTGCATTAAGATATTCAAATCAATGGTCGCCACTTGTTAGGTCATTCAGTAAATTATATGAACCAGGATTTGATCCTAATAATATGAATCAATCATTTGTTACTTTGCGTAATATGATGCGACAAATGGATATAGACCCTAAAGAGAGAGCAAAGATATTAAGAGATTTTGTTGATGATGCAGAGTTTGGATTGATAAGAAGCGAAGGTACGGAGTTAGCATTAAGAGAAACACCATTAGCTAGAGTTGGTGATGAGTTAATTGAAGAAGCTACATTAATACGACCACCTAGTACATTTCAAGATGCAGATACAATATTCAAAGCTAATATTGCTGCTATTAATGCTTGGAAATCTAAACTTTCAAAAGAAGTTGGAGATAACGAATTAGCAGAAAAGCTGATTGATAACATTACTAGGATATATACAAAAGAAATAAAAGAATCAGGTTTAAATTTTGTTGATGAACAAGGACAAGCATTTGATATAGGTAATGCGTTAAAAGCATATGTTAATGATGAGATAACAGATATACCTACATTTAGACTTGAAACAGAGTTAGCACAAAATTACATACCAACAATAGCACCAGGTTTATTAGTGAAAGCTACAAACATATTTAAAAAAGATATGTTAGGTAGAAATCCACTGAAAAAATTTATTGCACAAGGAGAAATATCAGACAACGCATTAGAGCTAATGATGGATAAATACATATCAGGTATATGGAAACCTGCTGTATTGTTACGAGGTGCTTGGACTGTTCGTGTTATCGGTGAAGAACAGGTAAGGTTGTGGGCACAAGGTTATGATGGTTTGTTTAGTCCAAGAAGATGGGTTGCTTTAGCAACAGGAAAACCATTAGATCCAACAGGCACATTAAAAATATTAAAAAAAATAGATGAAGGTGTGTCAGATAGACAAATAGAAAATCTTATATTTCAAGAGTTTCCTAACTTACCAAAAAGATTTAAGTATCAAGGTGAACAAATAGGGATAGTACAAGCTATAAGAAAATATATGAACTCTGGTGATAAAGAGTTATTAGAAATAGTTAACTTAACAAGTAAAGAAACAGATGTTATGAGAGAGTTTTTTGAAGCCATTAACAGCACTACAAGAGGTTGGCAAGGATTAAGAAAAACAAATCCTAATATGGCAGCTAAAGGATTTGCTATATTTAATAAAAGTTTACCAGATCAAAGAAAAGGTTACATAAACAGTATGCAGACAGAGTTTGACCAATTAATGAATGATACTCTAGCTGTCAAAATATTAAATGAAGGACCAGATGCTGCAAAAGAATTTTTATGGAAAACAAGATTTGATGAAAATTCAATAGCATTTCAAATATCAAAACAAGATGAGTTTTTTAATTCTATATTTCAAAACCAAGATTTTAGTAACAAAATAGTAGATTTTATTAATGCAAGAATACACATAAAAACAGGTGGAAAAATAGACAAAACAACATTAGCAGTATTGATACCTGGTAATAGTGAGTTAAGAAACATACTTAAAACTGGTAAATATAAAGATATAAATATTAAAAGTATGGGTACAACTAAAGCAGCAAGAACACAATATACAAAAATATTTAATGAGTTTGAAGATGTACTACCTGCATCACTAAAAGGTAGAGGTGGTACACAGTATGGTGAGTTTGCATTTGAAAGCAAGTTTGGACAAAAATATGACCAACTAATAGAAAATATGTTTTATTATTTTATGTCTGTACCAACTAACAAATTATCAAGAGGTCCAGTATTTAAACAAGCATACTGGAATAAAGTTACATCTTTAATTGCTGCATCAGATAGTTCTGTAAAAGCAGGGATTATAGCTAGAGCAAAACAAGCTAGTGTTGATAGTAAGTTAATTAAAAAAATGCAACAAACACAACCTGCTAGTTACGAAGATGCTTTGTTTAGATTTAGAGGAACTGCTACTGATGCAGGTTATGCAAATTTTGATAAGGCATATGATGCTATAGATGAAGTATCTAAAGCACACGCATTAGCTGAAACAAAAAAATTACTTTATGATTTAAGTGAGAGAACAAGATTTTGGGAAGCTACTAGATTAATATTTCCATTCGGAGAAGCATTCCAAGAAATTATATCTACTTGGGTAAAGATACTTGCAGACAACCCAGCTCCTGCTAGAAGATTTCAATTACTTGTACAGAAAGGTAGAGAAACAAATCCTTTTGAAACTGAAGATACAGATAGAGGATTTTTCTATACTGATCCAACAACAGGTGAAGAAATGTTTACATTTCCAGGTTGGGGTGGTCTGGCTAATAGGTGGATGGGAATACAAGAAGATGACCCAATACAATTAGAAGCATCTGGTTTTGCTAAAAGTGTAAACTTAATAGGTCAATCATTTTTACCAGGATTTGGTCCATTAGTACAAGTACCTGCTGCGTATATGTTAAAAGGAGTTGATCCTGAAAGTGATATAACAAAATTTGTGTTTGGTGATTTTCCACCTGAACCAACAACTAATCCTTTAGATTACTTTACTAGATTAATACCTTATCCATCTTGGTTAAAAAAAGTTATACAAGCATACAATTTAGACCCAGATGAGTATGGAAGATTACAAACTAACACAACAATAGATGTGTATAACGCTTTGTATTATGCAGGTAGAGTTAGTGATGCTACATATGATGAATGGAAAGAAGGTTTTGATTTAGCAAAAGAATATGCAAAAACATTAACATTGATTAGAGCAGCAGCACAGTTTATAGGACCAACAGGTTTTACTCCTAGATGGGAAGTGTTAGGTGATACAGAACAAGGTCGCCAAGTTATATTAGTATCTGCTTTATCACAAGATTATAGGGAAAGATTAGAACAAAATAATGGTGATCAATTTAAAACAACACAGGAATTTATACAACAATATGGAATTGACCCAACAGCATTGTTTGTTGGTAAATCATCACAGATATATAAAAGACCTGTAACTGTAGAAGGTTCTAAATTTTATAGAGATAATAAAGAATTATTTGAAGAATACAAAAGCACAGCATACTTTGCAAAACCTGATGACCCAACAGGAGAGTTTAGTTATGAAGCATATTTAAAATCTATAGAAGAAAAAGCTAGAGAACCATTAACAGTTGAACAATGGAGATTAGTTCGTAACAATATATTAGGTGCAATAGCTTGGGAACAATTTATGTTATCCTCTGCACCAGGTATGAAACCTTATTGGCTTAGAAGTGATGACCAAGCACAAGCAGATAAAACTGCTAAAAGATTACAACTAAGAGGACAGTATGTTGGTTGGGGATATGATGATATACCAGGAGTTGCAAGTGGTGCTACTTTAGATGTTATTATACAAGAGTTTTATAGATGGAAAGATAATGAAATTTTATCAGAAAGTGAAGCAGGAAAAGGTTTATCATTATACTTGAAGGCAAGAGATAATGCTAAAATGGAATCAGTAAGATTAGGATATGGTCCTGAATCATTTAGAAGTGCTAGGGCTTTAGGTAACATTAGATTGTACTTAAATGACTATGCAAACTATGTGATAGAACAATATCCAGATTTTCAATACATTTGGAATAGCTATTTTAAGAGAGAGTTGTTAGAAGCTGAAAGAGATGAACAAATTAGGCAAACTATAAGGAATAATTATTAAATGACAATAGAAGAATTTATACAACAATTAGAAGCATTAGTTAATTCTAAAAGTCCTTTACCAGGACAAGCACCTTTGTTTATACCTAATGAAGTAAAACAAATATTATATGAACAACCATCAGTAAAAGCAGCAGCAGATCAAGCAGTCGTTGCATTGACAGGTACTAACAGTCCAATATCAGCAGGAGATATTTATAGAGTTGCAGGAATGACAAGTGAACCAACACTTACTGATCCACAATATACTGCTGGTACATTTGAACTTCCTAATTTTTTAGGTGTACCTAGAAATTATGAAGTAGATGGTGTATCTATATATACAACAGATGACCAAGGAGAATTTTTATTTTATCAATCAGGTTCTCAGTATGCTTTAATGGCAAATCAACCACCAGAAATAGTAGCTGCAATACAAGCTGAACTAGTAAATGCAAACTTATTAAAACTAGGAGAGTTTGTTCCTGGTAATTGGGGTGGATTATTTATTGGAGATGAACAAAAAGATGTAGAAGCGTTTAAGAAAGTATTAGAACATTCCAATCAAACTGGTAATCCTGATTTTACTATGTCATTAAGATTTTTTGTAGATAATCAAGAAGCAATAGATGCTTTCCAACCAGAACCTGCTTACTTACCACCTGACTATGCAACAGTTTCACAATCTGTTACTAATCTTTTTGAACAACAACTAAGAAGAAAACCAAAAGCATACGAGTTAGAATTACTTGCTAATCAGTTGTTAGCAGATACAAAGAAAGCATTTGAAGCACAACAACCTGCACAGTTAGATATAGGAGATATAAGTGCAGAAGAACTATTAACTGGTGATTTAGGTAATCATATAGTAGAACCACCAGTACAAGAAGAAACTGCTATTGATCCATCAGCAAGACTGTTACAAAAGTTTGATGAGATTACAGCAAAAGAACAGGAAAGGTTAGGTGCAAATCGTGATATTCAAGCCACTAATCGTATCATTCTTAATAGCATCACAGGTGCTCCAAGGTAGTATTATGGAAAATGAAATGACAAATGACACAAATCCAGCGTTAATAGATATTTATATGAAAGCATTACTAATGCGTGAAAGTACAAATAATTATGAAGCAAAACATAAATCATCTGTAATAGAGGATTACGAAACAGGAAAACCTATACGAGTACAAGCATTAGGTGGTTATGGAATACTAGATATTAATTTTGAAAAGTGGGCAAAACAAGCTGGACTAAAAGATTTTAGTATGGCTGATGAGGATTGGAAAGACCCTAAAGCACAAGATGCAATAGCTAAATATAAATTACAAGAATATTTTGATAAATTTAATTCTTGGGAAGCTGTATCAGTTGCTTGGTTTGCAGGAGAAAATAAAGCTAAAGAACTATTGCGTAATGGAACAATAGATTACAGCAAAGCAGATAGTAATGGTACAACTATTAAGCAGTATGTAGATAGTATGAACAATCTTGTTGGCGAAGAACTAATGACAATGGAAGTACCAGTGGAAACATTTACTTTACCTTCAACAATTAAAGGTCCACCAACTCCACCTGTTATAGCTAAACAAAAAGATATGCAACAAGTCTTTGCTGCACAGATATTAGATGCTATGACTAAAGCTAATGCAGGTGGTAACAGACCTAGTTTTGAATCACAAGTTCCAGCACAAGCAGGAGATTTTGCTGATGCAGTTGTAGAAGCAAAAGTTAAACGAGGTGAGATTAGATAATGGAATTTTATAATTTGTTAGGTCAAAAAGGACCAAAAGGAGAAACAAATCCAAACGCACCTGAAGCAGGTCCTTACATTTATGACAAACCACCTGGTAGAGGAGATAACAAAGGCGTTATACAAACAAGTTTTGGAATATTAGGTGTTCGTGATTTAGCAACACATAATAAAAAATTAGAAGAAGCAGGTTTAGAACCATTAAGTAGTGGCGATTTATCAATGACTTCATTTGGACCTAGAGAAGAAGTAGAAGCAAAAGCAGTAAAACCACCAGCTACATTTAGTGAAATAGACAATGTAAATTCTTTGGCAGATATAGCACAGTTAGCTGCAAGAAAAACAATATCAGATACCCAAAAAAACAGTTTAATTGGATTGTTTGGTTTTAGTCGTGAAGAAGTTGATAATGCTATTGCAGGTGCTATAGGTGTACTAAATGAAACAGAATTACCAAGTCCTGCTGGTGATATAGATTTTAATAAACAACTTCAAGAAGAAGATACTTTTATAAGAAACATTGTAAACAACAATATTGCAATAGCAAAAGCACAAGAAGAAACAAGAGATACTAGAACATTAATAGATAAAGAAACAGAGTATATACAAAATTATGTAGAAAGTATTATTGGTCCTGCTGATCCTGCTGATATAAATTACAATGAACAATTACAAAATGAAATGGTTATTATTAAAAATTTTGTAGATACTGTTGTAGTACCAAAAATAGAAAAAAAAGTAAAATTGGAAAATAAAAATGTAGAAACAGTTGTTGATGAAATTATTGATGAAACAAAAACTACTACTACGCCTACTACTACACCGACAACAACAGGAGCAGGAGCACCAGCAGTACCACCACCAGGTGGAATACAATTAGTAGATTTAAACAATATACCAAGAGATGCTTATGTATGGAATGTTGATAATCAGTTATATGTTGCTTATGAAGTACCAGGTGCAGGAGATGTGTATGAGCAACCACCAATTTATATGGCTTATGAAGTATATAGAAATGACTTAGTAGAAGCAGGTATTTGGACAAAAGGTGAAACATTACCACCAATTAGTCCAATACGAAAAGAAGATTTTGATAGAGTTGCAATATTATTTAGTGGAGATACAAACCAACTTACACAAGATAATAGAAATCCATTTGCTGCATTTACAGAAACGATAACAGAACAATCACAAGTAGCACCTTGGATTACAGATAGTGAAGTAATAGGACTTATTGCTGAAGCAGCATTAGAAGGTAGAGAAGTTACAGATGCAGAGTGGCAAACAACTAACTGGTATCAAACACACAATGAAAGTGAAAGAGAATGGTTAAGAACTTATTACTCTGATCCATCAACAGCTACACAACTTACAACAGATGCACAAATAGCAGTTGCTAATTCATTACAAGCAGCAGGTGTATCTAATGCACCAGAAGCACTTATTAACTGGGTTGCAGGTAAGTTTGTATCAGGAGAATGGTCGCAGACATATACAACAGAACAAATTAGTTTATTTGCTGACCCATATGCTACAGGTAAAAGAGATGAAAGTTTTGAAAACTACCTATCTTCTACTGCTTTGACTGGTGTAGATAGAACAACAGAGAGAGAAAGAGAAGTTAGAGAGTTATACAGCAAATGGTTAGGACCTACTCTTGGTAAATTAACAGACCAAGAAACAGCAGAGATTGCAGGTAGATTACGAGATGACCCTGACTATCAAGACCAATTAGTACAATCATTAAAGCAATCACGACTTGCTGCATTTAGTAATTACACTAATCCAGAACTAACTTATGAAGATATTGCAAGACCTTGGAGAAACTTAACAACTTCTGTATGGGGTCAAACAGCAGATGAAACACAAGGTTGGTGGCAGGAAATGGTTAAGTCTAATGACTTTGCTACAGCACAAACTACACTTAGAGAGAAAGGTTTAGAACAAGATATTACACAAGTTACACAAGATGCAACACAAGCATTACAACAAGCACTAGGACAAGGCACAGTAAGCCAGTCAGGAGTTAATGTATAATGGCAACATACGCTGAATTAGCACAAAGTTTATATCCTAATATGCCACCTGATGTCTTAGCATTGTTTGCTGATGAGTGGGCAAGAACAGGCGATCCACAAGTAGCTATTGCAGAAGTTAGAAGAAGTCCTGCATATGAGATTGCATTTCCTGGTAACAAAAGACCTGATGGTACAGTTAAGTTTGATGAAGTAACTTATACAGGATTGAAAGAAAGTTACATAGGTACATTACAAGAGTATGGTATTCCAAGAAACACATCAGTTGATTTACTAACAGATAGATTTACAGGACTTATAGAAGGTGAAGTATCTGCTAGAGAATTTGCACAAAGAGTAGATGCTGTGTATCAAGGCATACAAGAAAACATACCAGAAGTTACAGAGTTTTATAGAGATAACTTTGGATTAGAGCTTACACCAGAAGCTATCTTTGTTGGTGCATTAGACCCATCAGTAGGCGAAGAAATAGTTGCAGGTAGAATAACTACTGCACAGATCGGTGGAGAAGCAGCGAGAGCAGGATTTGAAATATCTGGTGAGTTTGCACAGAGATTACAAAGAGCTGGTATATCACAAGCACAAGCTAGACAATTATTTACTACTGCACAAGCAGAGCTACCAAGATTACAAGAACTACAAGCTAGAGGTGGAGTAGAAGCACCAGAAGAATTTACATTAGAACAATTTACAGAAGCAGCAGTATTCCAAAGCCCTGAAGAATTAGAACAAATACGACTATTAGAGAGAGAAGAAGAATCTAGGTTTGCACCTATTGGTGGTGCTGCAAGACAAGGTCGTAGAGTTACAGGATTAGTACAAGAGTAAACACTATTTGACAAATAAATAAACTTGTGTTATAATAAATTATTGGATTAAACAAGGAGAATAAAATGTGTGAAGATTATCCTTACATATTCCCAGATGAAGCAAATTGTGATAACCACAATTTTATATGGGTAAAAGAATATAACTGGGCAAAAAGAAAATGGATATGTTTTTGGTGTGAAGAATAAAAAAGTATTTTGTTATTATTGTGGTCAAACTAAATTAGATCATCAATTATTTGAAAATGAATATTGGTGTAATGATAATAATTATTTAGGAAAAACCTATATAGAATAAACCTTGACATACTACATATAGTGGTATAATGAAATTGTCGCATAGTGGTAGTCTGCGAATATAAATTGACTCTGCACTCTCCAGCTTATTACTGGCGTGTAAGCTGCGTATTACAAATCGCCTAGTATCTGAATAGCCGAAAGTGGCTGACAATTTTTGTTATTCTTAAATTATTTTTTTGTCGCCTATCACATCATTATCCCAAGGGTGATGTAGCTAGTAGAAAACTTGGAGTAGGAGAAATATGGAAAACGAAGTAGAAAATACAGTAGAAGATATGCAAGAAGATAACAATGCGATTAAGCAAATGCGTGAACGCATTAAAGAGCTTGAATCAGTAGAGAAAGAATTTAAGTCTGTACAGATGGCTAACGCTATCAAAGATGCAGGTTTTGATCCTGAATCTGGTGAAGGTAAAGCACTTAAAGACTTGTATAAGGGTGAATTGGAAGCAAATGCTATAAAAGAATTTGCTGGACAATATGGTTGGGGTGAAGTACCACCACAAGCAACCCAAGAAGAATTGCAACGACAAAGAGTTGTTTCTGGTCAAGACAATTTAGATACTGTAATAGAAGCATCAGTTCCTGTAGAACCTGTAGGTCTTGATGATCAGATTGCACAAGCACAAGCTGATGGTGATTGGCAGACAAGTTCTAATCTCAAAGCAGATAAATTAAAAAACCTATTGAAAAAGTAAAGGAGAAAGATTTAAATGGGTGCAGTATCAGGATTGGGAGATTCATACGATCTCCCCAATTATGTGGGTGAGTTATTTAATATAACTCCAAATGATACACCTTTCCTTTCTGCTATTGGTGGAATGACTGGGGGTAAATCAGTTACCTCTAAACAATTCACCTGGCAAACAGTTGATAATGCAGCAGCAGCTCAAACAGTTGTAGCTGAAGGTGCAGATGCAACTTTCGCAGAGAGAAGCAGATCTGAAGTAACAAATGTTACTCAAATTATGCAATATGGTGTACACGTTTCTTACACAAAACAAGCAGCAACAGGTAACCTAAGTGGAGAATCTATTTTAGGAAACCAACCAGTACAAGATGAATTAGCCTTCCAGTTGGATATGGCTATGAAAAGAGCAGCTAGAGATATTGAGTTCTCTTTCATACAAGGTGCTTATGTTGCAGACACAGATGTATCAACAGCTAGAAAAACAAGAGGTATGTTGGCAGCTATTTCTACAAACGAAGTAGCAGCAGCTTCAGCAGCTCTTGACCAAGCTAAAGTTGATTCATTGTTAAAGTCAATGGCAGATAACGGCGCTCCTTTTGAGCAACCAGTTATTTTTGCTAACGCTTTTCAAAAGCAAAAACTATCATCAATCTATTCAAGTGCATTATCACTTGCACCAAGAGATAGAAACATTGGTGGTGTAAATATCACAACCATTGAAACTGACTTTGGTGAAGTAGGTATTGTCTATGACAGACATATGCCTGTTGATGATATTATGATTGCTGACCTTGCGTATTGTAAGCCAGTATTCTTAGACATTCCTGGAAAAGGACACTTCTTCGCAGAGCCACTTGCACAAACTGGTTCAGCTTATAAGTTCCAAATCTATGGAGAGGTCGGATTAGAATATGGTCCAGAACAATTCCACGGCAAAATTACAACTCTATCTACTTCCTAATAAGTAGTTAGATAGTATATTTATTAGAGGGAGATAAATACTTCTCCCTCTAGTAATATAGGAATATATGGCAGCAGTAAGCACACTCGTAGATAGAATATATAGAGATTTTTTAAACAAACCAGATGATTTATCTGCGTTTTCTCGTTTAGATGGAGCATTGTCTGATACAACAGGTACAACACTTACCTACGAATCTGGTTTATTTTCATCTGAAGAAGAAAATTTGTTAGGTAACGGAGCATTAATAGAAGTAGATCAAGAACTTATGCTTGTTACCTCTGCAAATACATCAACTAGAACTTTAACTGTATCAAGAGGATATGCAGGTACAACTGCTGCAACACACGCTGATGAAGCTAATGTTTTTATAAATCCAACATTTCCTCGTAAATCTGTATTTGATGCAGTAGCAGATAACATAGTTAGGTTATATCCAAGTTTATACAATGTAACAACAACCAATGTTACTTCTAATTCAACATACGCAGAAGTTCCTGCAAGTACAGTAGAGGTTCTTACATCATATGTACAGAATGCTAGTGGTGAACAATACACATCTGCTGGTATAGAGTTACTTAGAGATTTCCCACCATCAACAACAAATACTGCTGTACAGTTTTACAACACATCTAATGGTAAGACAGTACATTTAGTTGTCAAAAGAAAGTTTGTAAGACCGACATCTGAAACTGTAGATTTAGCTACTGACTGTCTTATATCTGATGAGTATGAGCAGATAGTTATGGTGGGTGCTGTAGCTGACATTGTAGGTGCTACAGACATAGATGCAACAACACAAGAGTTTATT